TACAGTCTGGTAACGGCATCATTGAAATTGCAGGTATCACAATCTACAAATCAATGAACACTCCATTCTTCTCTAAGTATGGTACAAAGTATGCTCCATCTTCTGGTGCATCAGCTGCAACTGACCTAGACACAGTAGATCCCGGAAATACAGGATCATTCGTATCTGAGTCAATCGAGACAGCTACAACAGTTACAGGCAACAACTATGGCCCTCGCCAGAACTACGGTGCTGCTTCTAACTTTGCAAACACATGTGGACTTATCTTCCAAAGAGAAGCTGCAGGTGTTGTTGAAACAATCGGCCCACAGGTTCAAGTAACTTCTGGAGACGTTTCCGTGGTTTACCAAGGTGATGTCATACTAGGACGCATGGCTATGGGAGCAGATTTTGTGAATCCAGCAGCTTGTGTAGAATTGTTCGCAGGAACATCTACAAAGCCAGCAGCTTTCAACTAATCTATACATTTATACGGGGGCACACGCCCCCCTTTTTTTTATGGCACAAATATCTTACGGAGTGTCTACCGAACTAGATGCTGTCAACTCAATCCTGATGAGCGTTGGAGAATCCCCAGTTAATACATTAACAGTGCAAAGCCCCGAAGTGGCTATAGCACAAAAGACTCTAAGGCAAGTCTGCCGTGAGATACAAGCTGAGGGCTGGTCATACAACACAGAGAACGAGTACCCTATAGAGCTTGATACAAACAATCAATGTATCATACCAAACAACATATTACAATTAGACCTCAATATATTTCAACATGGTAAAGATTACGATGTAGTTAGACGTAGTGATAATGGAGTGTTGAAAGTATACGATAAAAAAGGTCACACATTTACCTTTGAAAATTGTAGTAAATTATTTTTTGACATTATTTGGATGTTAGATTTTGAGGATCTACCACAAGTATTTAAAGATTATATTACTACTAGAGCCTCCAGAATTGCCTCTAACCGTATGGTAAACAGTCAACCATCTGCTAGGTTATTAGAATCCGATGAAGCTGCTGCAAGAGCTGCTGCTGTGGAGTATGAGAACAAACAGGGAGATCACAATATATTTAATGACTATCAGTATCAGCAAGATGCTAACACTGTATACAGACCATTTAAAGTATTAAGAAGAATGTAATGGCAGCAATTAATCAACGTATCCCAAACTTTCTAGGGGGTGTATCACAACAGCCAGATAAAATTAAATTTCCGGGACAGTTAAGGGTATGTGATAATGCCGTTCCAGATATTACGTTTGGTCTTACAAAACGCCCACCTGCAGAGTTTGTAGGTACTCTTACCAATGCAACTTCATCTGGTCATTGGTATGAAATTTTAAGAGATGGAGATGAAAAATATATAGTACAAATTACACCATCTAACAGTGGTGGTATGCCTATAAGAGTATGGGATCTAGCAGACGGTACTGAAAAATCTCTGACAAATTCTAGCGGAGATTCTCTTTTTCAATATTTAGCTGGAGCTACATCACCCTATGCAGTTACCACAATTCAAGACTACACAATTATAGCTAACCCTAATAAAGTTGTAGGTACTACAGGTAACACATTTACACCAATTAACAACGGAGATTATTCATATGCTAGGCTGGATACTGTTGCTTACAATACTGAATACATTTTATATAGCGGTACAGCTCCATCACCCAATACATTTTTCAGGGTTACTTCTGTAAAGGTAGATAGGATGTCTGGAGGTAGTGCTCAAGGGCCAACCTTTGATGACACTAATGAAGATCAAAGTAAATCTGGTACATTAACTTGGTCATTTTCTGGAGGTAGTGCAATAGCAGGTTCCTCACAAAATAGTAATTGTGAAAACATTGAAGGTAGTTTACAGGTAAATGGTAACAGTTACATTGCAAACAACACTGCAACTTATCAAGGTAATGATAGTTCTGATGTAAATAAATTCTTAGGTTATGTCCAAGATTATGATGTTAGGTATACAGCTACAGTAACATTACAAGATGGCGGTCTTATTAAAGAAACAAACAAAACTACAGCAGAGGGTAAATTTATAGATGTAACTATGGAGGGTGAAACCTATCGTATATCAGTTGAAGCTGTAGAACCAGTAACAACATACGAAGGAGTTTCTGGTATAGGTTATTTTAAAACACCTAAAAATCCAGACAACGGTACTATCTCTATGGCTACTATTTTAAATGGACTAAAATCTTCTGTAAATAGTAATCTTTCTAACGTCACAGCTGAAGTCATAGGTAGCGGTTTATTTATGAATGGATCTGCTGCAGATGGTGTAAACTTTCTCGGTGGTGCTGTAAACGAAAACATGAGTGTTATAGGTCAGAAAGCACAGGATATTAGTAGACTACCAGCTATGAATAAAGATGGTTATGTAGCACAAATATCAAATGCTGCTGACTTAGATACAGATGACTACTACGTAAAGTTTGAAGCTAACAATGGTACATCTGGTGCTGGTAGCTATAATGAGTGTGTTAGACCTAACAACTTCTCATCTAGCAGTGACCCTATGGTATTGGGTTTAGACCCCGCAACAATGCCACATGCTTTGATAAACAACCGTAATGGTACATTTACTTTTACTAAGTTAGATGAAGCTAGTAAGGGTAGTACTGAAAACTATTGGAAAAACAGAGAGGTAGGTGATGATACATCTAACCCATTTCCTACGTTTGTTGGTAATACTATACAAGAAATGTTTTTTCACAGAAACAGATTAGGTATGATTTCTGGTGAACAGATTGTTATGAGTAAGCCGGGCCAGTACTTTGACTTTTTTATAGTATCTGCCATATCAACCAGTGACGATAACCCTATAGATATAACAGTTTCTGATGTAAAACCTGCATTTATTAATCACATACTACCTATACAAAGAGGTATGATGATGTTTAGTGATAATGGTCAATTTATGTTATTTACAGAGTCTGATATATTTAGTGCAAAAACAGTTAGATTAAAAAAAGTATCTAGTTATGAGTGTGATGCAACTATACAACCTGTAGATCTTGGTACATCCGTACTGTTTACTTCTAATGTATCTGCATATGCTAGAGCATTTGAAGCTACTATATTAGATGATGCTACACCTCCTAACATACTAGAACAAACAAGAGTTGTACCAGAGTTTTTACCTAAAGATATAACTAAATCTACAAACTCTGCAGCTATAGGTATCACTACTTATGGTAAAAAAGGTGATAGTACCGTATATCACTACAAATACTACAATACTGGGCAACAACGTGAGCAATCAGCATGGTATAGTTGGACATTAACAGGAACTATGCAACACATGTTATATACAGGTGGTAGTTTTTTTACTGTTACACTACATGATGGTGCTTATAAACTATGTAGACATGAGTATGTAGCAGATGCTGATAATACTAGATCATATGTACTAGGTGGTTCAGCCTCTGATGTAGGATCACCACTTAAAACTGCGAGACAGTTTGAAGCACATTTAGATATGATGACTATAGCTACAAACGTGGCTGGGTCAGCTCAAACAACTACAGCTCCAGAAAAAACTGTACTTACAATACCATATACACCTGCTAATACTACAAACTTAGTTATGGTTGGTTTATCTGGTAACGATAGCGATGGTAACTCTATAGCTGGAGTTGTAAGAACAGCTGATGCTGTAGGTACTAACAGTGTCACATTTAATGGTATTAACTTACATAGTGCAGCAAAAGTTGCTGTAGGTTATAAGTATACAACTATTATTGAATTACCTACATACTATCTAAACGTAGGTCAAAACACCTATGATACAGATGGTGATTTACGTATCTCTGGTATCAACTTTGAAATGGGTGTAGGTGGGCCTTTAGAGTTCCATTTGACATCACCATTTGAATATGTAGATGCTAGTGGTAATATTACTAAAGATATAGACGATTATGTACAATTTGAGTCTGGTGTATTATCTGATTCTAGTGTATTTGATAAGCCTCCTGCAGCCTTAGCTACAAGTGTAAGAGTACCAGTACAACGTAAGAATGAGAAATATACTTTACAAATACAAATACCCGACCCCTTTTCAACCGCTATAATCTCAGCAAGCTGGGATGGCGTATACCACAATAGACGACATGTACGAAGGTAAGTATATTCAGACTTGCACACCAGAGTTAGCTCTAAGTGTAGGTCTGAACTTACGCTATGAAGATAGACGTGAGACAGAGCAAACCACAGGATTAACTGCTGAGGCTTCCATAATAGAATCATTTTACAATTCAACCTATTCCGTATACTTTACGGTTCCCAACGGCAAGGCTGCTGGAGTGGCAGGTGTAACTCCACATAATGTTGTTTGGATGTTATGTACTGATGCTAGTACTGAATACCCACATACATTTGTGAGAGAAGCTAAACGCTGGATAAACAGTTTACTTAATCCTTACTTGTGTAATCAAGCAGATATGCGAAATGAAGCACATATAAAATTACTAAAATTACTTGGTTTCAACTTTATTAACTATCATGTCTATAACAATGTTCCTCTTATACAATTTATAAAGCCATGTGTAATCCCTTAGCTTTAGGTATTGCTGCGGGTGGTGCTACAGCCGTTACTGGCATAATGCAACAGAACAGGGCACATCGAGCACAAGTCGATGCTGTAAACCGTTCTAACGCTATTGCACGGCAGAAATACATTAATGATATAACCATCTCAGCTTACAACGATCAACGTAAAGGTGAGGTATTTACAGCTCAGTTACAAGCTGATGCTGCATCAAGAACTGCTTTTTACAGACAAAAAGAACTAAACCAAATCGAAGCTAATCGGGCTAGTGAATCTGCTCAACAAGAGCTCCGTGAAAAAATTACAGAATCTTTATTTTCAAGTCAAGAAAACTTAGCAAAATCTATACAAGCTCAAGGTACAATGTTAGCAAGTGGTCAGCAAGCTGGTCAATCAATGATGCTTACATTAGATCAAGCTGAAAGAGAATTAGGATTTGCACAAGCTCAACTAGATGCCTCTGTATTTGATTCTACAAAAGCATACGGTATCAAACAGTTTGGTGTTAATCTTGACCAATTCTCAAGCGATGTTAGTGCATATAACAGAATCACTACATCAGCTCCTATGGCTCCAACTGCTTCCTTTAAAACAATACAACCTATAAAACAGGAACCACCACGCAAACCTTCAATCCTTGGCCCATTACTAAGTGGGTTTACGGCTGGAGTAACAACTGGATATGGCGTAAAAGCTGCATTATAGTAAAATTATGGCTTACAAAAGAAGTACCTCATTTTCTGGTTTTCGTTCTCGTCTTTCTCCTGATGAATCTAGAGAGATAGCTAACGCTGCTAAGGCTGCGGATAGAAATAGAATCGAAACCACAAAGGGTATGGAGAGAGCAAGCTCTCAACAGATTACAGAACTAAATCGTTTGTCTAACCTTAGTGCTCAGGCAGACCAATATGAAATACAAAACTTAGCAAAATTTAGCGACTCCTTAAATAGAGCTGTTCAAGCAGGTGCAAAAACTCTTGGTGTAGATTACATTAAGAGAGCACGACAAGCAGCTTACAATGACTACAGAGATGGTTTAGCAGGTGATGAAGAAGCATTAGCTAAAACTAAACTGAATGAAGGTCAAGTAAAAGAGATTAATGAAAAAATTAATCAACTAGAAACAGAAACAGAATTAAAACTTAGTGAAGCTGAAAGAAACGAGAAGTTTCTAAGTTATGAACAAAAGTATAGGCTTTTAAATGCACGTAGATTAGGGTCTAACTATGCTTATGGTTATACTAAAGCTCACATGATAGAAGCTGCTAACGGTTTCATGCCTTGGTTTATGAACAAAACCAACGAGGATGATACTGTTATCGAGATGGATGATGGCCGTGAAATTAAAGTAAATGAATATGATACATTTACAAATGCTGCAGATAGGTACGCAGTAGAAAACCAGCTTATCAAAGAGTATGAAGATCAAAATAATATTAGTGGTGTAAACAGTTCTATAGTTGATAAATACCTAACATCTAGTGTAACAAAACAATTACAACAATACCGAGATAAAAAGCTCAATGATGAAATACAGGCTCAAGCAGCTGAAAAGATAAGACTACAATCCGTAAACTTAAACACAGCTGTTGTCACTTTTGACCCAGAAGATACAACAGACTTTGATAATGCTATAGATCAAATAGTCTTAACTGGTAACAACTTACATTTTAGAGCAGGTACTCAGGGCTCCTCCGGGGCAGCTAATAAGAAGAATTTAAAAGATTCTTTTGTTGATTCTGTAGCAAGTTTAGACAGTGATGTAAAAATCATGGAGGTCTTAAATCATATAGAAAAGAAAGAGTATCAAATACCAAATTTAGGTAAAAAAACATTAGTAAATGCTTTTCCTATAGAATTTAGGATGGAAGATTTAAAAGCTTCTATATTTGCAAAACGTGAAGATAATTTAAGTAAAAAAATTAGAAGTCAAACTACAGATCTTAATCTTAAGATAGGTCAATTAAAGTATTTAAGTACACGTCCAGAAGATGATCCTAACCATATATCTTATAAGTCTTATCAGTTACAAGTAAAAGAATTACAAGATAATCCAGAGTATGGTGCTTTACCACAAGCAGCAACTATTTTTAATAATGCTTTTAGTTTTAAACCTCCAGCATTAGGTAAAGATAATAGTGCTAAGGCAGCTAGAAAAGAAATACAGCGTTATGGTAGTCTTAGTGTGGCTACATATATGACCTTAAGTAAAGACGATCAAAAAAAATATGCAGATGCAGTAAACGATGATATTAGATGGGATCAAACTACTGAAGGTAAGAAACTAATTAAGGAGTATCTTGGTGACGATAGTAAGTTTGATAAGGCTTTGACATTATCTTTTTTAGGGCCAAGTAAAGGATTAGATACAAGTGGAGCTAAAAGTGTTTTATTACAAAATGCTCTAGAGTATGCTAAAACTGAAGATATTTGGGCTAGAGTAGAAGTAATGAGAAAGAATAAAGAGTTTGATGGACAAATACCACCAGACATGGATCCTAATATGTTTTACTTTCAAAAGGCTGCAGAACAGATTACTTTACAAATGCAGACAGCTGCAGATGTAAAAGGAGGTACAGCTGAACAACGGTTGTTAGCAGGTAATCCTTATGCGTTAACTTTTGGAGCAGATAAACTTAGTGTGTTTGCTAACTCTAGATTTCGAGAAGCTAAAGATACATCTTTATCTACAAAACTTGCGGATGCTGATAATATTTTTCAAAACTTTGAAGGTAGATTAGATAAGACTGTAGGAGATGATCCTATACTAACTTTGTCAGATACACTGTTTGAAAATGAGTTACAAAAAAATCAACTAAAGTTTGTTGAAAGTGGTGGTCTTTATTCTGGAGAAACAGAATTAGTTAGAAAACTTAGTATGATAGATCCTAAAAAACGTGATCCATTTACACTAGGTAATCTTTTACGTGATAAGTATGACTTACCTTTAGTAGAGTTTGAGTCATTACCACAAGATCGTCAAGATATTATTACACTTTTTAAACGACAAAATGCAGATGTCAGAGACCTTTTGATGAGTCCATACTCTAAACTAAAAGAACAAGGTATTGACATGTCTGGTCTTATAAGTGTTAACAACCTACATAGAGCTATAAATACTGCAGGATTTGACCATACAGATATAGATGATGCTGATGTTGCAGATATACTAGCAAATGCTGGATTTACTAGACAAGAGTATAATGAGAATGAAGATATACAAGGTAAAGTCTTTAAAATACATGTCAATAATTTACTTGACAAAGCAATTTTAAGCACTGAAAATAAATCTATTGCTATACAAAAAGTTGCTGCTGAGTTTGGAAACGGTAAATATTGGTACAGTGGTAGTAATAAAGGACTAACTAACAGTGTATTAAAAGCATACTATCGTGGTTGGAATATTAATGACAAAGATCAATTCTTAAATGTTGTAGAGGATGCAGCTGGAAACATAACTAGACTAAACTTTGGTGAGTTATCAGCTGAAACTAACAACATGAACTCTAATATTATACAAGCAGAAATAGACGAGCTTGTAGAACCTCCTAAGTATGTTGTAGGTAGTAACAATAGAAGAACAGTCAATAGAGATTGGAAAGATTGGAATAAAAACCAAACCAAACTTAAGGCTCAACAAAATGTTCTTAAACAGCTAGAAACTACAACAGATACTGAGTTATTCTATGGAGTACTTGGTGCAAACATGGAGAGTAGAGATCTTTACTATAATATAAAAGCATCTCTTGGTGACAAACACTTTAAACAATTATTAAAGACAGCAAACGATAAGTATACTGAAAAAACTGGTAAATCATATGATGTTGGTAGAATAAGTAAATCTCAACAACTTAAAAAAGACAGAGTATTTTCTGACTTATTTTTTGCAGAACTTATTAAAACAGAACAATTTTTTAGATTAGACGATGAATGAAGATTTTGAATTAGAACAGGGTTTAGAAGAAGATTTTGAAAACATCATTGATGACTCTGATCTTGATAGAGGTTCTGAACGTCAAGTGTTGGATCAAACTGGTCAACCAATAAACCCTATGCAACTTGACCCAAACATGGTCAAGGAACAGATAAAAGACCAAGGTTTTTTACCTGATGGCCCTGTAGAGGCACTAAAAGAAGCTGGTAAAGCTCTTGTTGGTGGTGGTATTGACGCTGTAGATAGTGTTGGTAGTTTCTTAGATTTATCTGGCGACACTATACTTACAGGTCTTAACAAACTACTAGGTGCAGAAATAGATGATGCAAATGATATAACTAGCAAAGGTTATAAGAGAGGAGCATGGTGGGACATACCAGATAATTTAGCTCCAGAAAACGAATCAGGCTTAGGTAATCTTGTAAGAGGATTAGTTGAGTTTGGTGTCTTAGCTACAGCTACAGGCGGTATTGGTGGTGCAGGTCTTAAGGCTGCAGGTATTACAGCTAGAACTGGTGTACAGGCATATAAGGCAGCTAGATTAGCTGGCTATGGTAAAAAGGGTGCAAAAATGATACACTTTATACCTAAAGGTGCTAACATTGCTAAGATAGCAGCAGAAGGTTCTGTTGCTGACCTTATATCTACAAGTTCTGAAATGGGTAACATTGCAAACTTAGTTGATGATTTTGCCCCATTTTTACCGCTTTCAGAAGCGTTAGCTGTAGATCCAGAAAAAGATGGATCTTGGTTAGCAAGGATAAAAACTATTACAGCTGGAGCTGGTGTTAATTTAGCTGGTCATTTTTTAAGTGGATATGTAAAAGGTGCATATAGAGCTGTAAAAGAACTTAAAGCTGGTAAAACTATAGACCAAGCTAATTTAGCTGCTAATAAACAACTAGCTGATGATCTAGAAGAAGGTTTTAAGTTAGATGGTGAAAACATGGACAGGCTAGAAGCTGATGCTAAAGCTCAAGGTAGAGGCTTGTCTGGTAAAGATAATAGATTAGAATATGTAGAAAAGCATTTAGAAATCGAAGATGCAAAGGAATACAAAAGATTGATTGATGGTGAAGAGCCTAGTGATTTTACTCGTGAGCGTATCATTAGAGATAACCCAGAAATGAATCCTGACACAAACTATCCTGCAGATTTAATTAGAGAGTTAGCAGTAAAAGATATAGAAGAATTATCTGAAAAGGTTGGAGCAACTAAAGGTGACTCTTGGATAGCAGAAGAGGGTGCTAGTTTGGAACAACTTGCAGATGCTGCACTACGTAAACAAGACCCTTTTGTAGATTCAGCTGCTTTTGATAATAATGAAAAAGCTGGTTTACGTCCAGACAAACAAACTATCAAAGAAGCTACTGAACAGAACATGGAAGAGTCTGTAGCTAGTATGAAACGAGGTGACAGACCTAGTAGCCCTAGTCCTATATGGAGAGAGTCTACACTAAAGAAAATAAGTTTTGGTAACAAAGATATTGCTAAAACTTTGAATGAAGTAGCTAAAGGAGTATCAGAAAAATTATTTAGCCAACAATCAACTATATCTGGTTTACAGAAAAAGTTTACACCTGATGAGTTTAAAGATCTTATAATAGCTCAGATGGATGAGATACAAAGTGCGATGGTGGCAGGTAGAGATGACTTTGCTAAAGCTATACAAAATTACTTAAATGGTAAAGCTACAAACTACATACATTACATGCACGATGGTACAAGTCTAAGAACTGTAACACCTGCAACTAGACATGCTATGAATTTGGTGCTTTTAAATTTAGCAGAACAAATAAACTCTATATCCGTTGCAGCTTCAGACTTACCTAAAGGTGCAAGAACACTACGTCAAGATGACCAAATTATTGACCTGATGAAGGTGTTGACTATAGAGCAAAAGAAGTCAGCATATATGGCAGGTAACACTCTACTACAAAACAAAAATGCTATGGCAGATAGTTTTGTAAAAGACATGGTAAATCAAGAAATAGCATCTATAACAGAAGAAGCTACTAAATATTTTGATGAACTTAGAAGAGTCAAAAAGACTATGGGTAAAGAGGCTGCAAAAACATTTCAAGAAATACACCGTTTATCAGGTGGTGTTGTTAGACATTATGATTCTATCAATAATTTTCTTATGGCTAAAAGAACTCTTAATCCATACAGAATGATAGCGGGTACTACAGTTGATGGTGTAAAGGTTAGACCTCGTATCAACGATGAGTTAGCTTCAGTCTACTACAACTCACTTCTTAGTGCTCCTAAGACCTTTGTTAAGGCTGTTGCAAGTACAAACATGATTGCTATAATGCGTCCTCTAAACGCTTACATAGGGGCCATGCTGCCCGGTGGTAGCAGAGCTGACGCAGTTATTGCTGCAGCTATGTTAGATTCTACTGGTAGAGCTTTTGCAGAAGGTTTACAGGCTTTTAAGCACAACTGGGATTTGGCTGTAAACAAAGGTAAAGGTCAAGTATATTCTGGTAAGTTTGATGTTGCTAAAGATATAGAAGATTGGCAAAAGTTAAATACATACTATACTGAGTTTAGTGGTAAGGCAGACTCTTTTGGTTATCATACTTTAAATACTGTAGTTAACTTTAATAGAAGTCCTTTCTCTCGTTACAGTACAACTATAATGGGATCTGGCGATGCTTTGGCTAGAACTATTATTGGTAGACATGAGATGAGAATGAGAGCAGCTAGACAAGCTATTGCTGATGGAGCAGACCTTAAAGATGTTAGAAAAATTGCTGCAGAAACTGAAGAGAATTTTAGGAAAGAAATTTTTACTAAAAATCAAGATAACCAATATATTGTAACAGACCAAGCTGCAACCTTAGCAGGTAACGAAGCAGCCTTGACAACAGCACTTCCGGGAAATGTAGCTGCATTTCAAACATTACAGAATATACCAGTTGTAGGACAGTTCTTTTTTCCATTTATGAGAACTGGTTACAATGCTCTACGTCTTACTTATTCTCATACAGTCTTAGAAACACTAAGTAAAAAGTATGATGATATAGTTAATGTAAGTAAAACTAACCCTTCAGTCCTAAAACAGTACGGTATAAAACCAGAAGATGTAGACTTTCACAGAGGAATGATGAAAGGCAGAATAGCTGCTGGTACATCTTTGATGACTATGGTAGGTATTATGGCTATGTCAGGAATGGTAACAGGTGACTTACCTCCTGATAGAGAAACTAGAGAGTTATGGAAAGCAAATGGTATTATGCCTAACTCATTTAAGTTACCTAATGGTGGATATGTTTCTTACAGAGAAATGGAGCCATTTAATACTTTATTTGCACTAGCAGCAAACGTATTTACTAATCAACATGTACTGGGTGAAGATATATTTGATGATTTAACTCAAAAAATTACATTTATGTTTGGTTCAGTTCTTATTGATAAGTCTATGTTAGCGGGTGTAGATGATTTAGTAACTTTATTCAATGCTAATAGTTCTGGTGGGCCAGTACAAAGGCTCGCAGCTAGATTAGGTAGATCAGCCATACCATATTCTAGTCTTAGTAGAGCATTATCTGATGTTATACAGGCTAACCAAGTAGAGGCAAACAGTATTGCAGAAATGATAATTCAAAGAGATCTTGTATTTAAAGCTGCATTACCCCCTAAATATGACATATTAGGTAAAGATCGTTCTGGTAAACCATTTGTAGCATCTCCTGTCAACCCATTTTTACGTGCTTTGAACTTTATTAGTCCTGTAACTATAGGTTATACAGAAGGAGACCCTGTAAAAGAGGCATTATTTGAGATTGGTTACAATATACCACAAGAAATTAGTTATTTTGAAGGCGAACCTCTAACATCTAGAGAAAAGTCTGAGTTACAACGCTATATGGCAACTGATACACAGTTTAGAGCTGCGTTAGAGCAGATAGTGTCAAATCCACAGTGGCAGAAACAAGTTAAAGACTACAAAGCTGCAGGTATTTTAAACAGAGATAACTATAAAGTAAATGCTACACCATTTTACCAACAGATAAGAGAACAATTTATAGCAGTAAAGGCAAGAGCTATGTCTCAAATGCTGGCCGAAAACGAGAAACTTCGTAGTAGAGTAGAGCTTAGAAGAGCCAGATTAGCACAAACAAGCTCAGGATATTATAATAAGATAAACGAACTTAAAAAACACGGAATCTAACATTCAAATAAATGGCAGTTACAACTAAAATACTTTTTCCTGCCACAAGCAACAACAGCACCACCGATTTCAGCTTGTCAGGACTACAACTGAATAATCAAGATGATTTAGATGTTTATGTTACTAAAACAACAGCTGGTATAGCTGCTAATAATAACAAACGTATTTTGCATTTTAGGCAAAGTACCAGTAGTAACGTAGACGCTAATCATAATCAAGTAAATAACACAGATGGATTGTACTTCCCAGCCATAACACATACAGGAGGTACAGAAACTTTAGAAAACTACACTTTAGTTAGTAATAATAGTGTAGTTCGTTTTAACAGTGCATTACCTAACGGTGCTATTGTATTTGTAGAACGTAGAACAAGAGATGCAGATAGTGCTTACACAAGTTTTGCTAGTGGTAGTACAATAAGAGCTACAGATCTTAATAACTCATCTACTGAATCTAACTTTACAGCACAAGAAGCTAGAAACAAAGCACTAACTATAGAAGGTGTTTTGTTTGACGGAGATCAACCAAGCACAAACTTTGTTACATCTAGTCATATTGTAGATGGTAGCATAGTTAATGCTGATATAAACGCAAGTGCAAATATAGCTGGTAGTAAACTAGCTAATGATTCTGTAACCTTAGATAAATTAGGATCAGGAGCATTACCAACAGATATAACAGTAGCTTCTGCTAACATTGTAGACGGAACTATTGTAGAAGCTGACTTATCAAACTCAGCAATTACAGCAAACAAGATTGCAGACGGTACAGTTGGAACCCTTGAGCTAAGTAATGGTGCTGTAAATACAGCTAAATTAGCAGCAGATGCTGTTGATGGGACAAAACTAGCAGACAACGCAGTTGATTCTGAGCACTATACTGACGGATCTATTGATGAAGCTCATTTATCAGCTAGTGCAGTTACAGAAAATAAAATAGCAGATGGTGCAGTTGCTTATACAAAACTGGCATCTGGTTCTGTAATTAGTTCTAAAATAGCTGGTGATGCAGTTGATGGAACAAAGATAGCTGATGACAGTATAGACTCTGAACACATAGCTGCTGGAGCTTTAGATAACGAGCATTATGCAGCAGGGTCTATTACATCAGACAAGTTAAATGGTGCTACAGTTATAACATCTAGTGAGCAAGGATCTGCAACAACAAACGATACATCTTTCTTAACTTCAGCAGCAGCTGATGCTAGATTTTTTAATATTAGTTCTGGTGATACAATTAAGGATGGTCAAGCATTTCCTGACAACGATACTACGATTGCTACAACCGCAGCTATTAACGACAGGATTATTGACATTGTAAATGATGTTGGTGGTTTTGATATTGTAGAGAGCGAGCAGCACTTTCCTAACACTAACCCACAGGGTCAGGCAGGGTCAGCAGCTGTATTAAGTATCAAGGCAGCTTCTACAAACTTAGTTCCTAGTGGTACAACACTTACTATAACTAACGGTAACTTAGCAAACAACGCTAACATTACTATAACTGGAGTAACATCTACTATACCATCTGGCTTTGGTTTTATAGTAGAATCTACAAACACACTACATACATATACATTTCACAGATTAGTTCCTAAAGCAACAGAGGTTACAACTGTAGCTGGTAAGGCAACAGAGATAGGCAGACTTGGCACAGCAGCAGCTGTTGAAGATATGTCTATACTAGGTACAACCGATGTTGTAGCTGATATGGCTATATTAGGTACTAATGATGTTGTTGCTGACATGAATTTGTTAGCTACATCTGATGTTATATCTGATATGAATACGTTGGCTGTAGCTGATGTGCTGAGTGATTTGAGCACTGTAGCTGATAGTGCAACTAATGTTAACAACGTTGGAAACAACATAACAAATGTAAACAGTGTTTCTAACTCTGCTGGAGCTAACCAGACATTTACAGTCACTGTACAAAACGTAAGTGGTAACAAGTACTTTATAGATGGTGTACAAACACCTGTACTAAAACTTGCTAGAGGTAAGACATACACATTCGATATGTCTGACAGTAGCAATAGCAGTCACCCTCTTGCATTTAGAGATAGTAGTGACAACTCTTATACTACTGGAGTTACAACAAGTGGTACTGCTGGTAGCTCAGGTGCTACTGTAGTATTTGCAGTACCATCAAATGCACCAAGTTCACTTAAATATTACTGTACATCACACGGTAATAATATGGGTAACACCATAACAGTTATTGATGATAATGTTGGTATAGTTGCTGGATCTATCACGAACGTAAATGAAGTTGGTGACGATATTACTAATGTAAATAGTGTTGCTACTTCTATAACAAACGTAAACACAGTAGCAAGTAATATATCTAATGTTAACAGTTTCTTTAACGTATATCGTATAGGCCAGAACAACCCTACAACTAGCTTAGATGTCGGAGACTTATTCTTTAATACTACATCTAACTCACTTAAGGTTTATACTGGTAGTGCTTGGGTAGATGGTGTTACAGCTACAGGTAACTTTGCTGTTGTTACTGGTAACACATTTACTGGTAGTAACAACCATAATGACAACGTAAAGTCTATATATGGTGCAAGTAATGATTTACAAATTTATCACGATGGCTCAAACAGTTATATTGATAACTATAACGGTACAGGTAACTTATTTATAAGAGGTAATGGAACTAATGCAATTGTAATTAGACCTAAACTTGGAGAAGATAGTATACTTGCTCTTTCTAATGGAGCCGTAAAGCTATATTACGACTTCAGTAAAAAGTTAGAGACTACAAGTTCTGGGGTTGATGTAATAGGCGAAATTACTGCTAGTTCAGCTATTATTTCTGGTAACGTAAGAATACCCCTAGATAATACAAAGCTACAAATCGGTGCTTCTCAAGATTTAGAGCTATTTCATAACGGCAGTGCCTCTGTTATCAGAGATAACGGAACAGGTAATTTACAAATTGCTGGTAGTGCGATCCAGTTAACAAATAATGCAATAGATGAAAATATGTTTATTGCACTTCCTAACGGAGCCGTTGAACTCTACTACGATAACAGTAAAAAGTTTCAAACTGAAAATTACGGGACATCTACAGTAGGTGACATTTATCTTACTGGAAATCTTTTAGCAACAACTGATACTTCAAAACTGTTACTGGGTGGTGGTAATGACTTACAAATTTACCATGATGGCTCTAATTCATATATAGATAATCATACTGGCGATTTAAATATTAGAGGTAATGGTGATGATATTTTCTTAAAACCAGTAGATACAGAAGTTGCTTTAAAAGCTATACCTAACGGAGCAGTAGAACTCTATTACAACAACAATAAAAAATTAGAAACAGATAATTCTGGTGTAACTATTACAGGTAGGCTCGAAACTACTAGCAACGTAAAAGCAAAGCAAGATGGTATTGGGTTTAGGTCTGGTGCTGGTGATGATTTACAAATTTTCCATGATGGAACGGACTCTTTTGTTCAAAATAATACTGGACAATTAATTTTAAGAACTGCCACTACAGAAAGTGCTGTTGTATGTAAACCAAACGGAGCAGCAGAGCTATATTACGACAACAGTAAAAAGCTTGAAACTACAAGTACTGGAGTTCATGTTCTAGGAACTCTTGAAGGAGACAATTTAAAAGCTTCTAATCCGGGTAATAATGCTTTACTAATACAAAACCCTTCTAATGGAATAATTGGTTTCGGTGCTAATAACCAAACTAACCAAGTTATTATTACTACTGATGGACATTTAGGAATACCAAACGACACAGGAAAATTAAGACTTGGTTCGGGTGAAGATTTACAAATTTATCATGATAGTTCAGATTCTTACATTGATAACAGTACAGGAAATCTTAATTTAAGAGTAGGTGGTGAAAATGGAATTAGAATTACACCTAACGCGTCTGTAAATTTATACTACAACAATAATCAAAAGTTAAATACGGCTAATGGTGGAGTTGAAATTACTGGTACTTGCACAGCTACATCGTTTAGTGGTGACGGCTCAAACTTATCAGGTATCAACACAGATCTAGTCAGTGACACATCACCACAGCTAGGCGGTAACTTAGATACCAACAGTTTTGAAATTGACTTAGATGATGGTCACGGAGTTAGATTCGGCGATCAGCAAGATATGCAAATGTACCACACAGGTACGGCTGGTTATTGGACTAACAATACAGGTAATACAATTATTGCAGGCAATGCGTTTAGAATATATAACCAAGCTCAAAGTGAAGATTTACTTCAGGCTAATAATGGTGGTGCGGTAAACCTATATTACGATAACAGTAGAAAATTAAGTACACATTCTGAAGGTGTTACCATCCCTTCTGGAAATGGATTAACTATTAACGGTGGAACTGGAAACAGAACTGGAGATGCAGTTGTTTATGTAGATAAAACCAATAATAATGATTGGACTATGAAGCTTGTTACTAACTCTGGAAGTAGCAGTGATTATGGTCTAACAATAAATGGTGCTAGTTCTGCTGGTTATTTACTAAACGTATATGACGGCAGCAGTAACGTATTTAGAGTTACTGGTGGTGGTACATTACACGCTGGTCACGTGTCTCCACGTACTAACAATACTTTTGATTTAGGTGGATCATCAGCCCGTTGGAGAAACGTCTACACCAATGACCTTCACTTATCTAATGAAGGTAGTTCTAATGATGTAGATGGTACATGGGGAGATTGGACAATACAGGAAGGAGAATCAGACTTGTTCTTAAAAAATAATCGTTCTGGTAAAAAATATAAATTTAATTTAATGGAGGTATCATAATGGCTATTATATTTCCAGAGGGGACGCAACAGTTCCCTTCTAAATTAGTTCAAGTTCAGATTAGTTCTACAACAAGTTCTTATACTCGTTCTGGAAACTCTGCGTTTGCTGATGTAGGATTATCAGATAGTATTACTATGACTAATTCTTCTAATAAAGTATTGGTTCTAGCTCATATTCAATGTGAAGCTAATAACAATAATCAAACTAACTATCACGAAGCTGAAGGAATATTTAGATGCCTAAGAGGTAGCACTGCTTTGCACGGAGGAAACTTTGGATTTAGAGTTAGCGGACATGGTGGTCAAAAAAGATTTTATGGAATAGTAGGTGTACAATTTGAAGATTCCCCGGGATCTGGCACTCATACTTACAAAATGCAATTTGGTGGTGTAGGTGGTGGATCTGCTGGATCTGGTCAAGATTTTGGAGCTAGCTCATTTCAACTTAAAATGAATGACCCAATTTACTACAACAATATGGGAAGCGAAAAACCGGTAGAAGTATCCTCCATGTTACTTATTGAATACGAACCATGATTTATAGACAACATTCATTTTCAGATGCAGTTACAAGCCTGCGTCCCGGAGCAGCGTGGGAATGTTTTGGTAATGTATATAGTGGCTTGAACTGGCTAGATACTAAACAAACTAAACCTACTGAAGACGAAGTTAATGCTGAAATAACTCGTTTAGATGCACAATGGGTTGCAGACGAATACAAACGTCAAAGAGCTTACGCTTATCCAGACTGGGGTGAGCAGCTTGACTACATTTATCACAACGGAATTGACAAATGGAAAACAGACATTGTTGATCCTGTTAAACAAAAATATCCAAAACCAGAATAATGGCAATTACAAAAACTTGGGAAGTAAACACCCTAGAAAGAGAACTAGCTGATGGCTACGTTAAAAAAGTTATCTATCGTGTAAAAGGTATAGATGGTAGTGAAGAAAAAGCAAGAGCAACTGGCGAGGTAGAACTTGAAAAGCCAGAAACTCTTATACCTTATAAAGATCTAACTGAGTCAACAGTACTTGGTTGGGTCAAAACAAAACTTGGAACTGATGAAGTTACAGCTATTGAAAAATCTTTAGAAGATGAAATCAAACTAATTAACACACCAGTTACAGAAACAGGAAAACCTTGGTAATTATTTATGACTAGACCAACCACTGAACAATTAAAAACATCACTTGAACAGCTTGTAAACACATATAATGAAGCTGTAAAAACACAACAGAATTGTAAAGAAGCTATAATAGCTACACAAGCAGTTTTAAAAGATAGGGAGTTAGAAGATGGAGATTCCAACACTGTTACTTCCGAGATTG